GATTAATTTTATAGCAGGAATTTATACGCTAGGGTTTATTTTTCTAGTCATGGGATTAGCCTTGGCGAGGATACCGCCAAGAAAAGCGAGGTGATTTATAAATGTTTTTTAACAAACTATTATCAGTGAAAAATTCGGACAGTAGCGGAGTAACAGACCCAGCACAGTGGTTAGTTGATCTATTAGGTGGCGGATCAACAACTTCCAGTGGTGAAGCAATCACAGCAGTAAACTCTCTAGAGATTGCTACAGTCTATGCGTGTGTAAATTTGAAATCAAATGCAATTGCAAAGCTTCCAATGCAAGTATTCAAAACCACACCAACAGGCAGGGAGAGAGATAAAGCACATCAGGTTGCAAAACTGCTAGAAGTGCGACCAAACCAATTTACAACTCCATTTACATTTAAACATACTATAAGCGTACATCAGAACCTTTGGGGCACAGCTTATGTTTACATGGAGCCTGACAGAAGAGGGAATATTGTTGCATTGTGGTTATTGCATCCAGATGTTACTCAGCCATATAAGGACATCGAAACGGGACTTTACACTTATATTACCACTCTAAACAACAAGACAATGCGCCTACAGGAAAGCGAAGTAATTAAGCTCCCATATCTATCCTTAGACGGTGTAAGGGGCAAATCACCTATTCAGACTGCTCGTGAGACATTGGGTGTAATGAGTGCAAGTAACAAATTCATCGGTGGATTTTATAAGAATGGGACATCAACTAAAGGGATTATCTCAACACCTTCACAATTAGGGCCAACCGCAAAAGATGCTCTTAGATCTGAATGGCAGAAGGCTAACGGAGGAACAAGCAATGCTGGCGGTGTTGCAGTAGTAGATGCTGGAATGACTTATCAATCAATAGCTATGCCTCTAGCAGATGCAGAATTCATTGCAACACAGAAGTTCAACGTTGGGGAGATAGCTAAGATATTCAATGTACCACCACATATGATTGGAGAATTAGATCATGCAACTTTTAGTAATATAGAGCAACAATCAATGGACTTTATTACTAACTGCATACAGCCTTCAATTGTTTCGTGGGAAGAGGAGTTCTCTTATAAACTTTTTGTTACGAATAAAGATAGAGACCATTATATTAAATTTGACTTAGACAGTGCTATGCGTGGAGATAGTGCAAGCAGAGCAACATTCTATCAAGCTATGACAGGTATCGGAGCGTATAACATTAATGAAGTTAGAGAAAAAGAGGACATGGACAGCATCGGAGTAGAAGGCGAAAAGTATCGCGTTGACTTAAATCATGTTAGTGCTTCACTCGTTGATGAGTATCAGATGTCTAAGGCTAAAACTACAACACCATCACCAACTGTGACTAACTAAGTAAGCCTTAAGGGTTTTAGTTAGTCATATTTAATGCAGATTTGGAGGTGAAAATGAAAAAATGAAGGCTAAAAAGTTCTTTGAATTTAAAGCACTCGCCAACAATGAAGGCGAGTTAAATATTTATGGTGAAATTTCCAGTTCCAGTGGTGGAATGTTCTCAGATGGAACAGAAGTAACCCCAACAGGTTTTAAATCTGAATTAGATGCCCTTGGGAATATAACAACGTTGAATGTTTACATGAATTCACCAGGCGGAGACGTCTTTGCGGGTCAAGCCATATACTCCATGCTCAAACGTCATAAAGCCACGGTGAACGTACATATTGACGGAATCGCAGCGAGTATAGCTTCCGTAATCGCAATGGCTGGAGATTCAATCCATATGCCAGTTAATAGCATGATGATGATCCACAATCCTTGGAGTTTAGCACAAGGCAATAGTAAGGATTTCAGAAAAATGGCTGATGACCTAGACAAAATAGGTTTAAGTATTGAACAAACTTATCTAGCAAAAGCAACCAATATGAAACAAGAGGCTTTAATAGCACTACTTGATGCTGAAACATGGTTAACAGCACAGGAGTGTATGGATTTAGGTTTATGTGACGTGATGGATGAAGAAAAAGCTATTGCAGCAAGCATTAAGGACTTCAAAATATTAGCGGAATATAAAAATGTGCCTAAATTTATTACAGTTGAAGCTAAAGAAGAACCACAAGATAATAATTCAGAACCAGACCAAAATATACTGACAAGACAAAAAATCGAGCTAGAATTACAGCTCTAATTAATTGAAAGAAAGAGGTTTTTATAATGACTAAAGAATTACGCACTATTTTTGAGGCATTGAACAGTAAGAAAGACCAAGTCAAGGCATTACTCGTGGAGAACAAGGTTGTGGAAGCAGAAGCAATGATGGTTGAGGTTCGTGATATTCAAAAGAAAGCTGATCTCCACACTGAATTAGAAGCTCAGGATAGAATTGTTATTCCTTCAGATGTAGTTCCAGCAGTAGTAGTTAATGAAGAAACCCAATATAAAGCAGCCTTTTTCAAAGCATTCAAGGGTAAAAAATTGAACGAAGCTGAAGCTAGTTTAATGGAAGCAAAAGCAGCATTATCCTCTACAATTGGAACAGATGGTGGATACATCATTCCCCAAGACATCCAGACCCGAATTCATGAACTGAAACGTGATCTGCCTATTCTTGAAAACTATATCAATGTTGAGCCTGTAGGAACACTTACTGGTAGTAGAGTTGTTGAGAAGTATGCTGACATTGTACCATTTGCTGTATTTGCAGAAGGCTCAGACGTTCCTTCAGCTACAACTCCTCAGTTTTTGAATGTGCCATTTAACATTGTTGATAAAGGTGGTATACTGCCAGTTCCAAATAACCTCATGAATGACACAGACCAAAATCTCATGGCATATCTGGAAAAATGGTTGCTCAAGAAATCCGTTGCAACACGTAATTCCATGATTATTACCAAACTCAAAACTTTGACTCCTGTACAAATTGCTGGATTCGATGACATCAAGAAAGCAATTAATGTAACACTAGATCCAATGATTTCTGTCGGAGCAATTGTTGTTGTAAACCAAGATGGATTTAATCTTTTGGATACTCTCAAAAATGGTGACGGAGAATATGTTCTCAAAACTGATGTTACTAATGTCAATGGCAAAACCCTTGAAGGCAAACCAGTTGTAGTAATTAGCAACAAACAATTACCTACAGTAGCCACAAAAGCTCCTATTTTCATGGGCGACCTTCATGAATTCTGCACAATCTTTGACCGTCAACAAATGTCCTTACTTGCTACTACTGTTGGTGGCACTGCTTTTACCCAAAATAGAACAGATATCCGTGCAATTGTGCGTGAAGATATTCAAACTATTGACGTAGATGCTGTCATTTATGGTCAACTTACAATCGTTTAATTAATGGGGTTAATAACCCCTCAAAATCTTTTGATAGGAAGTGAAATTAATGTCATTATATATTACAAAAAACTATGAGGACAAAGGTGGAGACAGGACTGTAATCGGTGGAGAACTACTTATCGCTACTGGCGGTAAAATTACCTATGCAAGTGGCACTCAAACATCCGCAATAACTAACCCAACAGACCTAGCAACAGCATTAACGGCTATTGCTGCATTGAATGCTGCCATTAAGGCAGTTGGAATAACACTATAATATAGGGGCTAAAATGCCCCTTCTCCTTTGAGGCGGTGAAATATGGACTTAGATGTAATAAAAACATTTTTGCGAGTAGATGGTAATGATGAAGATCTGTTAATTGATAGTTTGCAAATAGGTGCGGAAATCTATCTCACTAATGCAGGGATTACCAAAGACTACACAAGTGATCTATACGAACTCGCAATTAAACTATTAATCATTCACTGGTACGATAATCGGATGCAATTTACCATCGGCAGGGTTGGGAAGATCGAGTTTGCATTGGAATCTATTATCTATAGCATCAAATATAATCAGCCAGTGGTGATTGTATGAATGTTAACGAATTGAGGCACAGAATTACTTTCCAGAAGAAGACCACCACAACTAATGAAAATGGGTTTACAGAAGAATCTTGGACTGACATCAGGACAGTTTTTGCAAGTAAAAATAACTTATTTGGCAGAGAATTTTTTCAAGCGGTCGCAGTACAAGCAGAGAACACAGTCGAATTTGGCATAAGGTATTCAGGATTTGTTGATGAGATGGATAGTAAATTATATAGGATAACCCAAGGTTTAAAGATCTACAACATAACCTTCATTGATAATATTCTCTACGACAAAATATTCGTTAAAATTAAAACCTTGGAGCTACTGCCATGAGCAATTCGATTGAAATTAGTGGATTTACTGAGTTTGAAAACCTTCTACACGACATGACAATATCTGATGCAGAAGAAAAAAAAGCTATGAAATTGGCTATTATCCCTATAAAAGATGCATTAGAACAAGCAACACCCGAGGGAAAAACTGGCAAGTTAGAAAAAATTAAAACCACTGTCAAAAAAGAAGGATTTGCCACTGTTGGGACATTGAAACTCGGAGCTTTTTGGGGAATGTTCCAAGAATATGGCACGAGTACCCAACGTGCTCATGTTGGATTTTTTGAGAATACAATTAGACATACAGAAGGCTCTGCATTATCCATTTTGACTAGGGAATTATTGAGGTGATGAGTTGAACATAAGAGCATTTCTAAGGTCTGTATTGCTTGACCCTGAAATAATAAGTTTGACAGGTGATGGGACTGTTCATTTTCTGCACGCAGTTGCGCCAGTTATTCCATACATCGAGTATGCGATTTATGATGAAAATGGTGCTCTGTATGCAGAGGGAATTGAGACAGCAACAGATTATTATATCCAAGCAGACATCTTCTCTAAAGGTGATTACACAGTTTTAGAAGATGCAATAAAAATTAAAATGGCAAACGCAGGTTTTGTGAGAAGTAGTGGTGCTGATTTGTATGAACCAGAACCCATAGACCTCTATCACAAAGCTATGCGTTTTACTTTTACCACAAATACAATTTAGGAATTAAATTTTAAAAAGAAAGAGGTTATTTTCATGGCTAAAGTAAATATTGATAAATTATACTTTGCAATTGTTACAACGGATGAAGTCGGAGTACCTTTAACAAACTTAATCTTTGCAACACCTGAGTACATTCCTGGTGTCCGTCAATTGGATGCTAAACCTAAAACGAATTCAGACAAACTGTATGCTGAAGGAAAAATTTGGGATCAAGAAAACACGTTAGAAGAAATCTCAATTGACATTGACCTTGCAGAATTATCTAACACCGCTTATGCAAAATATTTAGGTCACAACATCGCTACATTGGGTGGAGTTTATTCCACTGATGAAGACAGAGCACCTTACTTAGCAATTCTATTTGAAGCTACAAAGTCTAATGGTAAGAAAGCATATCGTGTTTATTACAAAGGTAAGCTGGAAGAGCCTGATGAAAATGCCAAAGGTAAAGAAGGTAAAACTGATTTTCAAACTCATAAGGTAAAAGCAACATTCCAAACGCTTAAAAATAATGGCATGGGATTTTACAAGGTTGATGAGGATGATATTGATTGTCCAGTTGGCATTGAAACAAGCTTTTTTGCAGCAGTAACAATTCCAACATTAAAAGTAGGTTAATGGTTGAGGGTAGAGTAAAATCTACCCCTTTTCTAATAAATAGGAGGTACAGAAAATGGCAAATGTAGAGGTTAAAGAGTTTAAAATCGAAATTGGCAAAAAGGAATATACATTCAGATTGGATTTCAAAGCACTTATTAAATACAGTAATCGGTATGAAAATGGCATAGAGATATTTAATAACTTCCTCCAAAACAAAGATATTTATGGTTGTGTAGTGAAGATACTTAGCTGTGCTTGTGCTAAGAAAGATTTTACAGAGAATGAGTTAGAAACAGCATTACCTTTTAATTTGAAAACTATGAAAATTGTTGATGAGGTAACTATGGCTTTAATCGAGGGTATTATGGGTGAGAAAAGCACTGAAAGTACTTCTGAAGTGGTAGCACAGG